TTATACAATTTTTAATGCACCTTTGTCATCAGTGCTGAGCGTCATAGTTCCTTCCGACATGCTGCCGTCTTTGTTCGCCCGGTATAGCTCTTCTTTCCAGACGATCCACTGGTCCTTTGCCATGGAACCATCACTTGTTAAGAAATACCATTTTCCATCGGAGCCGGTTTTCCAGGTATCTTTTACCATATACCCAGCTCCATCAAACCAATACCACTTCTCTCCGTCTTTGTACCAGTCATTTTTCACAAGATTCCCGGTATCTCCTAGATAAAACTTCCAACCACTTTCATCTTCTACCCAGCCTGACTTTATCTCGGCTGCAGTTACCAGACTATCTTTAAAATCCTGCCAGGTATGCTTGGTATGGTTATAGACATAAGGATTCGGGCAGATTTTTCCTGTAACATCGTAGTGACGGATGACATGATCTTCTTTGATGCCGTATTGTTCCATGAGGGTCTTAGTCAGCTTCTTAGCTTCTCTTACCGTTGTCTCTTCAAAGTACCAATCCCGGCTGGTATCAGTCTGAGAACCTTTGTTTCTAACACATAGCTCGATTCCCAGGCTGTTGGTATTACGGCATTCTGGATGCTTGTAGGTTTTGGCGCCGCAGTGCCATGCGATGTTTTTGTCTTCTACGGACTGCCAGATCTCACCGTTAAAGCCAACAAAGTAATGGGCACTGGCACCAACATATTGAGATGCGTAGTATTTACAGTTGGCTTCCGCTCCACCCAGAGCGCCTACATAATGAATTACAATATATTTGATACGGCTAAGTTCGCCGTTTGTATAGTTATATGGCGTTAATAATTGATGGATTTCCATATTAGATTCCTTCCCTTCCGCCGAAAAATCCCATATCATCCGGGTCAAAGGATTCCCGGAAACGCTCGATTTCCGTGTAATCGGCATCGTTTAGGTTTTCCTGGATTCCTATGAGCTCCAGATGGGGCATATCCTTCGTTGCTTCGCTTTTTACCATACCTCTCACCTTGTCCTTTCTATACTATTACAATTTTATGATATGAAAGTGAAAGGTAGAATGTCCCGGGTGGGGAATGGGACAAATTGTTTATTGGGTGTGCTTTTCATATGTTGGTAATTGAGGGTGAAAAGAGATGGTTTGAGGTTATGGTATGTGCGATGGTATTTGTTATAGTATTTCTTATGTTGCCTGTGATATTATTTGTGATGTTATTTGATTGGTTCTGATTTCTGGTTTAAGATATCAATTGCCTTTGTTAATACGGCTGGGAGCGGTATACCCATTAGTCCAGCGTTTTCTACGATGGATATTAGCTCGTTTGCCATAAAGCCTATTACGACAGTATCTCTTATGTAGCTTGTCCCGATGGATAGGTCCAGGCGGTGGGCAATTAGGACGAAGAGAAGAGTCATACTCTTTCTACAAAGTCCCTTCCAGCCAGCTCTTGATTCTAAGGCGCCGGTTTCGGTTTTGCTGCTGTTTTTGAAGATTCCGGCAACTGCTAGGCCGGAGAAAAAATCGATGCCCATGAAAAGAATTAATGTTGCGATACCTGTATCCCACCCTCCGAATAGTGATGCTATGATGCTGCCTATGATGCCTGTGGATGTGCATAATATGTTTTTCATTTTTTTACCTCAATTATAATTTTATTACAAGTTTACGTGGTATCAAACGGATCTAAATAATTTTTGTTTTAAACTAAATATAATAGTGATTTAACGATACTTGGGGGCACTCGGATTTTGACACTCACAGCCGAAAATGCTAATGCTTTTGATTATAAATATATTCAGGCTAGGGAAACACCCCTAGGAGTTCATTTTAATTTCTGGTTGGAATCGAAAATTGCTTTTTCAGCGGGCAGTGTATGCTTTATTACCTACATGTCTAACTTGGGAAAAACAATTACTTATGTTGCGATTCCTACAAATGGAAGTGGGGGACAAAATGGAGTTGTATTTCAGACAACTTCAGGCTGTTTCAATATACGAATACACCAATACGCACCAGCTGGGACGGGGGTTTATTTAAGCACATTTTTGCCAATTGCATCTAATTAAAGCTTATTTAGTTCGATAACAGCTTGATGCGTATATGTGTCCAATATTAGGAATCAGAGGATTATATCTCGTTCCAATTCCCATTGTTCCGTTGGAACGTATGTAAATATATCCGCCCTCCAGTTCTTTTGAATCATATACTGGTTTAATAAAATCAACATTCCATGCTGGACGGTATTCCTCAGGTATTTGTACTGGTATGTCTTCATACGAATATACATTTATATTTTGCATGTCACCAGAGTTAAAACTTAGAGAAAAAAACACTACACCAAGCCTTTTTACAATGGTTATGCTTGAACTAGATAAAAAGGTAATTGTGATAAAATCTTTCGAAGCTAAATCACTATTTAATTTAGTATATAGATCAAATAATGTTTTTCCATACCTTGCATCTAACGCATATCCTTCTAAAGTAGTGTTTCCACTATTGACTAACTTACCAACTGTGATAATACCAGATTTGAAATTATTAAAATCTTGTATAAACTTTTTAACCTTTCCCAGAAAAATCTTAGTTGTTTCCCCTTGATTTGGAACAGGGAACTCAGTAGATATGGATTCCAATGAATTAATATTAGCCTCCGAAATATCCCCCCCAGTAGACGCCACCTTTTCATTCCAACTACTCTTCTCCATATCGCTAACAAACCGATGAGCCGCATCTGTTGTAACATCTTTCGCATGGCCTGAAAAAGCCACATCTTTCATTTCTGCGAACCATTTTTTCACCTTCCCAAAAGTAGATGATAATGTCTCCCCAGACTCAATATTCTCTCTTAAAATCTCCTGTTCGAATTCAGTGACCGCCTCTGAAGCGTCCCCATTCTTATCCAGCTTCTTTTGATCCATTTCCGTCAAGGAATCATCCAAAATATCCATAGCCTTGTTATACTCTGATATGTCATAAAAGTCATCCACCTCTGGCTTGGGAAACTTATAATTGTTTGTTTTATTTGCCACTGATAAGCACCTCATTTCTAATATGCCTGTGACTCCAGGCTCCTAATTGTTTGTGTTTGAATCCGCTGAGTAAATGATGCTGGTTATAGAGAAGATCCAGATCAATCACCATATTGCATGGTACGAATTCCTCTAACATTTTCCTCACTTCGTTTAGATTCCGTTTACTTTTCAATGCAACCTTTACAATAACCTTTTTATTGGGATCAATATCCAGCGTATATCCATCTTCTCCGCATAACACAGCTAGCCTTTGTCTTAATGTCACTTTGGTATAAGGGATGATCCGGTTCCATTTGGATAAGACCTTAAATCTACGGTCTGCCAACGTATCTTTGGAAGATGCCTGTAAATGCAGCATTTGCTCGTATCGGCGAATGTTATCTAAATCTGAACTCATTATGAATTGATTGTCAAATAACACCTCAGTTTCATCTTCCATGCGCTGTATTTCTGACTGCATCACTTCTTGAATGGTTTTCATCTCTTCATATTCCTTAAGAAAGTCTGGAATATAGGATAATAAATTAACCTCTCGAATCAATTTCAGCACCCCCATACACTGGAATCTGATACTGGTTTAATTCCAGATTTTCTGGTGCACCGTTAATAAGAGTATTTTTAATATCGTAAATTCCCTCTAGTGCTAGTATTCTGGCTTCCATCTGAGAGATCCTTATAATGCATCCCCGTTCTCCAAGACCTTCCCAGGAGGTTCTGAGCTCTTTTAAATAGGATTCTGCTGCCTCTTGTATCAGTGTTTTAAGAATTTCTTCTTCATAGCCATTCTCATACTCCAAAGTGCAGGTTACCCCTACCTTTACTTCCTCTGCCGTATCTACCGTTACTACGTGATCAATTGGAGCTAGTCCATCCCCTTTTCCACTGCCAGATGGATCTATGGTTTCCTGCACCGTTTGTATGAGCAGATCCGATGCTTTGTTATAATTGGAATCCAAAATTGTCAGCTTTACGGTGGAAGGTCCATTCCATGCTCTTGTAATCTTTGTGGCTCCCACCCCAGGAATTCCATTTGTTTTGATTAAATAGTCTTTTCGATTTCCACTGAATGTTTTTTCGGTAAAGGAGCTCATGTAAATCTTGCGAAAGGTTTCTGTATCCTCTTCATTTTCTCCCGGAATCAGTAGATCGGTAATCTCCATAGAAGTAAGTCCTGAAATACTTTCAATTGGTATTAATCGTCCCGTCTGCCTGTTGCCAGCCGTTCCTGCTGTTTCACAGCTTAGCTGATAGATGCCATCTCCCACTATTTTAATAACAGTATAGTAATAGATTCCCAGGCGAAAGCGCTGCCCTGGCATAATAACAACCTCTGACGGCGTGGCTTTCGCCTTTATAACTGCATTGGTAGCGGGACTTGGCTCCATTCCTCTCTCTGCGGCTCTGCGAATTAAGTTTTCTCTGGAAGCAGTCTGGGCAAATGTTTCTTCTAAAATAGTATCGAACTCTATGTACATCACCTGCATTTCTGCCGCAGCTGCGGAAATCGCTGTGTAAATGAGAGAGCCTTCTCTTTGATCAAGACCTTTTGGAACCCGATTTAACATCCGGCTCATGATGGTTTCATAAGTCATATCCTCATACATTAAATACTCACCTCTTTCTCAGCTTCAATTTCCCCCCATTGGGTATGCACGTTAAATGTTACATGGAGCTTTCGTTCCACCAAATCAAAAGAAAAGGAGTCCACCTCTGAGATTCTGTCATCCTGCTTCAAAGCTTCCTTGATTCGCTTTTTTATTTTAGCTTTGACTAGCCCTGTTGACTTGCCAAATAAATCCTTTAGCTCTGAACCATAGTTCCAGCTATAAATCAGCCATTCAAATCGTTCTGTATTCAAAATACAGTATACTGATTGTTTCACCGCTTCCAGACCATCTACCATATCAATGATTCTTTTATTTTCTACGTCCAATCGAAATGTTTTTGACGATTTCTGAACGATTTTTAAATTCTTTCGTAAAATTTCACTTGTTTTCGGAAGCATAAAGTTCCTCCTTTCCTACCAAGTGCCAATGACTACATACTGCTGCCCGCCTCGTTTTTGAAGAAGAAGCACTCTTTTCCCCATTTTCACTTCTCCTTTTACCTCAACCGTTACTTCTCCCAATCCTGGGATATTCATGATCCGATTATGATCTTTTAATTGTTCTGGTACCAGAATCTGGGATTGGAACAAAACGATTTTATCACTTAACTGGATTTCAACTGGATTTTCTCTCACCACTGTACCAGGAATCACATCACATGGATCTCCTGCTTCCATAGCCTGAATCACAATCCTTTTTATATTTTCTATCCATTCCACATCAGCCAAAGATATTTGCTCCTTTCAATGTTAAATCCATGGTATGAGTTCCAGTTTCAATTTTGTGGGTTACGGATTCAACCAATAAATAGTTTTCTAAGACAGTATCTTTTGTATCCAAAATTACCGGAAGAATACAGCCTGCGCGAACCCGGATATCACCGAAGGCATCTTTAATGGATAAGCTTTTAGATGGACGGTTGTAAATGCTTAAATAATTATCTGCAATGGACTGTCCGTCAACCCCTTCATCAATGGATTCATCTTTTTGTAAAATACCCCATTTATTTATGTTTTCTGAACTCTTCGTTAAAAATACTTCTCGTTTTTTTGTGTTCTTATCTTCTCGATATAGTTTGATCTGATTGTAGGTGTTACTGTCAATGCTGATCTTATAGTCATAGTCAAGGGCTGTTTCATTATCAATCACTACATCTAGCTTCATATTCTCTGCATCTTTTAAGGTCAGCTTTCCTGCATTGTCGTAAAAAACAAATATCTTTTTTTTATGCATCATAGCTATGTCCATATTGGTGGTGATAATATCAAATAGAGTCTTGTCCTTCTCATTTCTGATAATCTTTTCCCCCGTATCTTCTAGTTCCCCAACCTCAAGGTTATAGTCTCCGGCAATCATTTTAATAACTTCACCAGCCGTTAAGTCAACATAGTTATAGCTGTCTTTATTCTTTAGATATCGTAGCTGATCATAAGCACTTACCTTTACCAGACCGTCACTGTTCCAACTTCTTTCAAATATGAATCCAAAGAAAACAGGAGTCCCATTTACATCCAGTCGGAGGGCATTGCCCTCCTCGATTTTTAGGATGTCATCAGGGATCAGGGTAAACGTGCATTTTCCGGGCTGACCTTTACGCTGCGTTTCCCAGGTGATACTCCCCTGGACTACTGGCTCGTAGACGGTCTCACCATTTTGAATGTATAAATGTGCTTCCACTGTTCCCCTCCTTTCTATGGCAATGCTAGAATCTGTCCTGGGTAAATCAGATTCGGATTTTTTATCTTGTCCTTATTTAATTGATGAATCTCCTGCCAGCGGCTTCCATTGCCAAGCTGTTTTTTGGCAATAGACCATAGGCAATCACCTTTTACTACGGTATAATTCTTTTCCTGAGGTGGTTCTCCCGACCGCTCGCCTTCTTCCTTCTCTGCTTGGGCCTCCCCATTTTCTTTTAGGACAAAATTCATGATATGCGTTCCGTAGTGTCTGTACTCTTTCAAAGTAAGAGATACCAGAAGATCAAGACCCTGACTGACATCGTCTGACACCTTATAATCTTCCAGAGTGACATCCATACTTGTATCAAACAGGCTGTCTCCTCCAAATCCTTCACGTACTACGGTAAATTCAAAGGGCTTTTTGCCCTTTTTTAAAGCCTCTAGTTTTCCCAAAAAATCTTCTGCATTGTCAATGCTGCCATCCCATACGGCAGATGGATATTCCATTTGGGGAATGGTTATATCAATGTTGATATCTGCAAGGCCTGGAGACTTTAAGAGATTGATTTCTTCTCCATTTATCAAGTTTGCCGTCTTATTCTGACCACTGTATTTTACAGGAATCTTTTCTGGCGGTAGTGGGAGCAGCATGTCATCTATGTATACTTCATAGGCCATTATCCATTCACTCCTTCCGCAAAGGAATAAAGTGCTTCCGATGTTCTGTCATTTAGCATACTGGTAACGCTTTCTGCGTCCGCAATATTTCTAATGTTATTGTTGTTATTGATATCCAGTTTTAGATCGGCTAGCGTAAATCGATTTATAATCTCCTGCTCCGCCACATCTCTCATGTATTTTAATTCTTCATCCATAGAATCCATGGTGTTAGCCATGGCTGCTGTGCTTGCTGCTGTATCACCGGTGTTTTTAGAAATGCTGTCCTGGTATGGTGATAGGTTTGGATTGTTTTGTGAGTTTTGATTTAAGTTGTTTTGAGTTGCTGATAGGTCAGGTTGATTATCCGCTCCTAAATTTCCGCCATATTTGTTGGGATCATTTTGGTTGTTCTGACCACCTATTATATCTTTGATATTTCCAAATTTGTCTTTTAACAAACCTTTCTTTGCTCCTCCTTCATAGCCCCTTTTAGCTTCCTCCTCAACATTTTTAAATTCAGGTTTAAAATTAAATTCTTCCATTACCTTTTTAGCATCTAAGTTTTCTAATTTCTTATTAAACTCGTCATCTTTGTTTTTCTTGTCTTCCAATTTTTTCTCAACTGTTTTTTGGATAGAAGAAAACTTTTCTTTCTGCGCTGTAATTGTGGCTTCAAAATTAGATCCGAAAATTGCATCTATTCCTGCAGCAACTTTTTGAAGTGCCCCAAAAATGCTATCAACCATAGTGAAAAACAAATTAACTACAGTCTTAATTGGAGGATTAAATACGTTGCTTAGAAAATTTGCGAATTTCCCAAATAGTTGCATAAATACTGCCACAGAAGTAAAAAAGATCACACCAATGCCGGTAAAGATATTATGAATAACAGCTGCCATTGTGCTAAAGAAACTACATATTAATCCAGTTGCACTTAAAGAAGTTCCTGTAAATTTATTTACTAATGCAATCACTGCAAAGAAAACCGCAATTAATATGATTACAGCCGCTATGATTAGACCAATAGGAGAAGTCCAAAATGCTGCGTTTAAAGCAGTCTGAGCAGCCGTTAGAATCATTGTCGCAGTCGAAAGAATTAATTTCACAGCAGCTCCTGCCAATTCACAGATTTGTAATGCAGTTAATGCCGCAATAATTCCAAAAATGATTGGTTCAATGATTGACCAATTATCAGAGATAAAACCTCCCACTATTCCAATGCCAAGTCCCAGCATACCAAATATTCCGTTAATCTCGTCTACTTTTCCTTGTAGTCCAGCAGTAAAATCATTTATTGCATTAGTAATAAAGGTAACTGCAGTAGTCATTGGTCCAGCCAATCCTGCATTTATAGTATTGGCAAGTGAGGATATTGCACTGCTGGCATCGTTGAATTTCAGTTGATTTAGTTCGTCTAAATGTTGGGAGGATAAGCTAACAGATCCATTTAATTCAGATAGTGCCGCTAGTCCCTGTTGTCCTAATTCTCCCCATGAGTTACCAAACAATTTTGTTCCCGCAATATTTTTGCTTACAGGATCATCCATAGCGTTTAGGGCATTTACTGTTTCCAAAAATGCTTGCTTTGCTGTTTCGCCTCCACTGCCAAAGGCTTCTGTCATCCTTCCTGCATCAAGTCCCAAAGCAGCAAATCCATCCGAAGCATCTTTTCCTCCGCCAACAGCCTTTTTTGAGAATTCGGTTACAGCATTGCCTATAGAGCTGATTGAAACGTTGCCATTTTGTGCCCCGTTTACCAGCATATTAAACATCTCCTGCCCTCCTAGCCCCAAAGTCTTAAACTTATCACTACTAGCATTTATAGTTTCTAACAAATCACCATTTTTATTTAGTCCTGCCTGGGTTGCCTGTATAATTAAATCAAATGATTCTGCTCCCTGAAGACCAAATTGCTGTTGAAGTGTACCTGCTGATTTAATACTGTCCGTTAGCCCATACCCAAATGCATCCTGTAATAATAATCCAGCACGAGTGGTCTGTTCTAAGCCTTCTCCTGCTTTACCTGTTAGCTGGTTCACTGCTGACAGACTCTGAGCTGCCTCCTGGGGACTTTTGCTCATATTATCTGTAAATAAATTTTTAGCACTTTGCTTTGCCATATCCAGGTTCTGCCCCTTCATTCCAGTTTGGGCTTGTATGATATTGCCTGAGGCATTTATATTATTCGCCTGAGACATAATATCCAACGGATTATGCGCAATTCCTATCTTATCCAGACCACCAACAAAGGATTTCCAAACGTCCTTTAGCTTTTTAATCTTTTTTTCATTATCTTGTGTGGTTTTACTTAAATCTTTCTGCTTTTTTTCAACAGCTGCAACCGAATCCCAAACTTCTTTATAGTCATCATTTATAATATTGAGCTTTCTACCCATTTTCTCAAACTCTGAAACATTTAAAGATAACGCTGATAGTTTTTGAAAAATCATGAGTGATGTAGCTGCCTTTTGAATTGATTTATCAATTGAGTTTAGTGCTGTAACCATACCATCTTGAATGGCAAGAGATTTTTTTACTGAAGCCAAACCTATCTCCTCCTTTCCTATTATGATAGGAAGAACGCCCTTTGGACGTTCTTCCATATTACCTGTATTTACCTGCCTTTGCCTTATCCGCTTCTTTTTTATCATGCTCAAGCTTTAGCTGCACCGCCGCTATGACAAAGGCTCGTTCATATCGATCTAGGTTTAAAAACTCATGAGGCCATTTGTGGATCTTATGGAGGCAATAGTAAGCAACGTTTGCCTCCACATCGCCCCCCTCAATTAGTTTTTTGCTTCTTCCACCTGCTCATCCATTGTGGAGTCAAAGCCATTGACCTGCTGAATCTTTTCAAGGTAGCCAGCATACTCTCCTGCCGTTAGCATTGCCTTTAACAGTGCATCCGCTCCCATCACATGGTAAGAATCCTGTAATACCTTGTCATTTAAATTAGGATATACGGTACATTCCGATGCCAGCTTTCCAAGATATAAGTTAAAGTCTGTCTCCTGAGTGTACTGCCCCTTTTTGCCTGTGACTGGTACCCTTTTTGTACATTCTTTTCTTAAATCTTCATCTTCTTTAGAGGTAATGGCTTTAATCTCCCATTCTACCGGCTTTTTATCTGCTCCCAAGAATCGTTTGGATGCCACATGTTTTTCGCGATCAACCTTTACTGCATTCTGGCTTAAAAAACAACTTAAATCTCCCATAACTTTACTCTCCTTTTATCTTTAATCTTTACTGCATTCCTGCTATTGTTCCAAAACGTTCTGGCATTTCCCAGCTTTCAAAAGTGAACTCAAACTCTTCTTCCAGGTACTCCCCAGTCGCATCAAATTTAGTAAGAAGGCCACCGTTTAAGTTGCAATCCTTTAATATGATAGTCTGTCTGCCAACGCTTGAAGTAGGATCTTCATTGGTTACCTGAATATCAAAATAAACGTCTTTACCAGACTGCTGATACTTGTACAAAATATCACGGAAGATGCTGGTGTTATAATGGAAGGAAGCAGAACCCGTTCCCTTCATTCCAACTGTTTTATTTCCCTTCATAGCCCGTCCTAAAATTGGAATTTCGGATTTGACCTTTTCAATTTTTGCCTCCATTTTTAAAGCCTGCATAAAATTGTAACGCTCATTTTCAATTGTGATAAAACACTCCGCTTTTGCTGCGCTGATAGCGTCCCATGCGTTCATTGTAATATTGCTCATAATTCATCTCCCCTTTCTTAAGATACAACAACAGTCATATATAAAATGCTCATACAGTTAACAGGCTGAACCGGGAAATTAACAACAACAGATCGTCTGCCTTCTCCCTTATCTACCGTAATTGCTTTTGAATCCAGGGCCTCAATGGCTCTTAAAACTGTTAACTGTTTTCCGTATGTAACGATATCATTCCAAAGGCTTACCCTGCCTGCTGCGTCATTGGAAATCTTTCCAAGATAGCGGGTGTTGAATAAGGAAGCGATGTCATTTCCAATCTGATCCAGAATTCGGATGGTCTGATTATTGGAGAAATCTTCTCCCTTTTCATTGGTATAGGTAACCAGAGTATTGATATCAGTTAGAACTCTGATGTTTTTTCCAACCTTGTGAAACAGGAATTTTCCTTCCTTCATTCCACCTGCAAGCTGGGTCTGTGAATAAGGTACCTTTACGGTGTACTCACCGTCATAGACTCGATTTTCATTGGTTTTATTAATCTCACAAGCTGCTTCTGCACCTGCTACCCAGTAAACCAGACCGGAAACCGCTTCTTCTGTTTCGTTTTCTACGGAAATAATTCCTTCATGGTCTGCTTTTGCATACTGATGTAAAACGGTCTGGAATTTAACTCCAGCTTCATCTCTTAAACGTTTTGTAAATGCCGCAAACAGTGCTTTTACTTTATCGTCGGTTGAAGGACAGCAAAGAGCCTGGAATGAAGTGCTTTCAATCGCCTCAAGAAATGCTGCATAATCCTCTCCAGTCACATTGCTTCCATTGGTTCCTCCAGTAAAGGCACTACCTGCTGTCTCTGCAAGAGGAGCTTCTCTTTTAAAGATTACATAGGCATTGTCTTTTAATTCTGTTGCTGTTGTTACGGACTGGGAATCTACTTCTCTACCGTCAAATAATGTTCTTACATCGAATTTCTTTGCGTCATCAACATTTTTTGAAATTAAAGTCATCAGACTGTTACCGCGTTCGCCGGAATACTTTGCTGTGCCATAATCATTAGAACTATAAGCTCCACCATTTAGACGATAGAAAATACCTTTTGTCATATTTTTAAACAACTCTCTAATAGGAAGCATTGCATCATCGTCCGAGGTAAAACCAAAAATCTCCTTTGAGTTCTTCTGGAATTCCTCTGCGGTTACCTCGAATACCTGCTTTTCAGGTCCCCAGGAAAGTATCATTGGAATTGCTGCTACGCCTCTGTTTCCTAAAGACGCCCTAGCTGAAACGCTGTTTACAAAATTAATATACGCACCTGGGAACACCTTATTTTGAACTGAAAAATTTCCTCCACCTAACATACTTTCACCCTTCCTTTCATAAATCGACTCATAATTTCATCTGCTTCAGACAGGGAATATGATTTCCCATCTTCCAGCAGAGCGCATAATAGATCACTCTGATTGCAATACCGTTCGGAGCAGACCAGCTGTCTTTTTGTATAACGTTCACTGGCTGTCTGATTTGTTGCTTTTACTTCTTTCTTTGCCAAAACTGCACCTCTTTCATGATAATTTTATGTCTTCCATGGAATCTTCTGATTTAGAAGATTTTAAAACATACATTTCGTAATCTGTCTGGAAGGTTAAAGCCTCTTCCTGGCTCTTTCCAGTTCTCATACTTCCCCTAATGATTGAACCATCTGCTGCGGTTATGTATTCTAAGTTGTCCATTAATGTATCCAGTACCTCGTTTCGATCTCTGGAGACATATCGGGAATCTTTGGGGTAATACATGATGGAAATACTTACGCTGCGAAAATAGCGATTTCCAGTTACCGGCTTTTCTTCTGCCTGGGTAATACTTACCTCGAAGCATGGGGTAATCTTTCCCGCCCCAAGGGGATCTGCTGTGATTTGTGCTTCTGGGAATAGGTTCCCAAGCTTTTTTATCACCGCATCTAAGATTTTGTTATACACTTACAACCTCCTTTGCCATGTTGCCAATCATTTAAGTCCTTTGCTCTCCAGCTCCTGATCTTTTGTAGTTATTTTGTCTACTCCGTCATTAAAAAAAATTTCCTCTTTCTTTTTTAATGACGTAATCTTAAGAATCTGGCACAAACTTTTAATCTCTCCGGCCTTGAATTCACTCTCATTGTTGATCTTCCGATGAAAGCCATAGCTAGACAACCCCAGTTCCAATGCTATCCACCCTTTTTTCAGACCGGATCGTTTGATTTCTTCCTTCAATCGAACCGTATCCGTCATATTACCCTCCCTTGTAGTCATATCGTCTACATTCATTATCATACTCTCTTGTCCCACTTTTGTCAACATTATTTCCGAAATTTGTTGAATTCTTTTCTACAACGTGGTATACTATAGGTATGGAGGTGATCCAATGGAAATAGGTCAAATCATTAAACGGAGACGGGAAGAGCTTGGTATCTCCCAGGAAGAACTGGCGTTAAAGGCAGGCTACAAATCTCGTTCTTCTATTAATAAAATTGAAGTAGACGGCAGAGGGCTTCCACAGTCTAAGATTGAGTCGATTGCAAAGATACTGAAAACTACTCCAGCTTTTCTTATGGGTTGGGAGAATGATACGGCTTCTGCTTTCGATTACGTGAATAACTGTTTTGGTACAGATGCTGGGGAGATGCTTGAGAATTTCCACCGCATGAATGAAAAAGGTCAAAAAGAAGCGTTAAAGCGTGTCAGGGAAATGGTACACATACCTGAATACATCAAAGAACTAAACAATGTAAGAACATTAAGTCCAAAGGACAAGTCTTATCTCTTACCGGTTGCTTCTCATGAAAGAACGGACATTGAAGTAACGGAAGAGATGAAGAGACACGATGATGCATTTTTTGATGAATAATATTAACTCGCTGGGGTGATTTGTTTGAATTATGAAGCGTTAACTGAAGAAGCAGAATTAATTGGAATTATGATTAAAGAAAGGCCTCTTAAGGCCAATGATGGGCGGATTAACGGAGATAAGATACTGATCCGCCAGAACATGCCGGATTGCAAAAAGGCCTGCGTCCTGGCAGAAGAACTTGGACACTATTACACTACGGTAGGGGATATTTCAGACCAGTCTGAAGTTTCTCATCAAAAGCAGGAACGAACCGCCAGGCTCTGGGCATATAATAAGATGATTACTTTAGATAAACTGGTGGCAGCCAAAGAGGCCGGGTGCCGTAATGGCTATGAGGTCGCAGAATATCTTGAGGTAACCGAGGAATTCTTCTACGAAGCCATCAACTGCTATCAGGCAAAATACGGGAAGGGCTTTCAAAAGGATGAGTATTTGATTCTTTTTGAACCTTTTAATATTTATAAGTTAATGGATTGAGCCTGTTCTCTCTCCTGACTCGGTTTTCATACATATAATATCCCGAGGTGATGTCTTTATGCAATCCTGTGAACTTGTTATGTTTGTGTCTTCTCTGGCCTGCTGCATTGCCAAAGATAAGACCGATGAAGAAATTGGGCTATTAAGTTGTATCTTCTCACAGCTTGGTGACACTCTAGGAACCATCTCTGCACAGGAGGCTTTATGTTCCTGCGACGACGATAAGGATCCATGCTGCTGCGAAGATCAGGACTAG